AAATAAATGGTCCATCTGCATTTCCATTTCCTTTGTATGAACCAAACTTGCTATAACCAGTTTTTTCTGCAAAGCAGTAAGCTATATGACTTGTTCCATTAGCGTTAGTATGTCCAGCATCTCCTAAATTAATATATGTGCTAGTTGGTGTAGTAGAATTTAAAAAATTTGTTGCAGATGCTTTTGAAGCATTTTGATCTAAATATAATCTATGTGCGTTTCCTATACCCTCATGATAAGTGTCCCAAGCATAACCACTTTGTTCATTTTTAAACCAAATTAATTTGGGAACTGCTCCAAGATGATGTGGTACTTGGTGGTTATTTACTCCATTACCCTCATATTTTACTATTGAAAATCCCGCTGTTGTATTTACAGAGTAAGAGTAAGATTTAGATGTTCCTGACCCTGTTGTAGTTCCTGAACCAGTTGTTCCTGCTTTCCAATTCCAAGAAACATAATTATAAGATGAGCTATTCCAACCACCATCACTACCACCTAAAGTAAATCCATCACTATCAAAAGAAGCAAAATCACTTCCTGTATTAGTTTCAGCACCTGTTGCATTTGACACTAAATATTTATCAGCAGTACTTACAGCATTCATAAGTCTATGATTGTCGTTAGCATTTCTAGGTTTTAACCAAACAAAATCAGGTTGAAATCCAACTCCAGTAATAGCATGAGTTCCATTATTACCTGTATAAAGTTTAGTGTTAAAATGTGCTGTAGATTTATTAATTGTTGTGTAAGCCATGATTATAATATCTCCTTATTATTAATTTCTTTGCATGAGTGTAACGAATGTAAAGCCATTATAAGTTTAATCCTTTCGTTGATAAAGCTGTGTAGCCAGTTGGTACATCATATTCAAATATTCCATTTCCACTTGCATTAGTTCCTGCACTTGATACTGCAGTTGTTCCAAAATATCCATTTCCAAAATTTGCTAAACATTCATTACCATATACAGATGCACCAAAAAAATAAATTTTATTGGAATCTAATGAAATAGCACCTGTTCCTGTTGAACCTGAAGTAGGGTCGGCACTATTATCCCAAGCACCACCATTTTTTCTCCAATATGCTTTATAATTATCTAAATCCATAGCAACAGAAATAATATCTCCAGTAGTAAAAGAACTAAAACTACCACTTTGATTTGAGTCACTGTGCATAAGATTATTATTCCAATTTAAACCCCAACCATAATCACTCATTCCAATATAATCAAAATTACCACCTTGAGATATTTCGTCATTTACAACTCCAAACATATTATATTTATATGGAGAGCCACTAGAAATAGTTCCAGCTTTAAATTCTGCATAATATTTTCCTGATGATGCTCCAATAGTTGTTATTTGTGACCTCCAAGCAGATGAACTTTGGTCTATTCTTGTATTACCAAAATTTGTAGTGCTTGGTGCATTTAATACAAATAAAGAATTAAATGTTGCAAAAACATTACTTGGACAATCTTCTGTTTTTGTAAGTGTACCTTGAGCAACTGTTAAATTATTACCTTGACCAGATTGGTCTGTAACTGAATTACCATCTTTTAAAACAAAGAAACCATTTGTTCCATAAGAAACACTAGGAGAAGTTTTAATTTTCCATTCTCCTGTTACTGCATCTGTTGAACCAAAGTCTGATGCTTGATAAGCATAGCCATCACAAAAATGAACATGACTCATACAACCATCTAAATAATATGTATTACTTCCTTTTGTTCCTCTACCAATTGTAATAGGATAACCAGCATTAGGAATTTTAGTATTAGCATTTTGTGATGGATATACTTCTGTTGCAAAACTAGATTGTTTTTCTCCATTTACCCAAAGTGATGCTCTATTAGATGATGTTGCTTGTGCACTATCGTATTGGAATACAACATGATACCAAGCATTCAAATCTCTATATACAGCATTAGGTGCTAATTCTACTGACCAAGAACCACCATCTACATTACCAAAACGAAGTAAGTCATCACTTCGCCATTGACCTATAAAATAATTAGTAGAACCAACATAATAACCAAAAAATGCGTTATCAACACCAGTAGTAGCTTTTTTAAGCCATGCTGAAAAAGTCCATTTCTTTTGGTTTCCTGCTGATGATAAATTTCCACTTGTTAAGTATGTACTAGCCATTAGTTAAATTGTCCCCCACCTGTTGCACCGAAGCTAGAAGTAAAACTAAAACTTCTATCTGCTGTTTGACCCTCAGCGTCCGTTATTCTAATTGTAAAATTATAAGTAGTAGGTGTTGTAGAAGACCCACCAAAATCCGTTGTTGTTAATGCTCCTGTCGATGTATTTAAAGTTACTCCAGCACCACTTAATACTGATGTTGTTTCAGAAAAAGCGATTGTGCTATCTGATGAACCTGAAATCGTTGCCAATGTACCTGAAAAATTTCCAGCAAAGGTTCCAAGTGAACCAGCAGAAGTGCTAAATGTTGGAGATGTAGATGCAGTAATAATATTATTTGTACTTCGTCCAGCAAGTCCATTTGGATTTTCAACTCTAACATAATAGTTACCTAATGCTAAAGTTACATTAACCGATAATGTTGTAGCGTTAGTAAAAGAAACTGTGTTAGCATTTGTAATAGCACCTGTTGAACCATTGACAAATTCAACAGAGGGTATTGAAACAAATCCTGTTCCGGTAATACTTATTGTAGTAGCCGTAGCAGGTGCGATTGTTTGCGATACATTGGCAACAGTTGGTTTTGTTTCTACTGCGTCTATCCAAGATAATTGATTCGTATTACTACCATTGGTAGCCAAAACTTGACCATTTGTTCCGGTGTTTTGAGGTAAAATTAAAACATAAGATTGTCCGGCAGAATGAGGTGGAGCTTGAATAGAAACTCCATGAGAATTTTGACTACAATTTAAAGTTAATTTAGCGTCAGCACTAGAGCCATCGCCTTTAATCTTTAAAACAGAGTTTTCAATTGTACTTGTAGTTCCAGAAACTATATTTCCAAGATTCCTTGCTTTAGACATTCTTTATTTTTTTCCTATGTTTTCATTAATTTTTTTTATTAATGAATGTTATTATAAAACTATTGTATCAGCTTCTTCAGAAGTTAATGCTTCTCCAGCAATTAACTTTGCTTTAGCACTAGCTTTTAAATCTTTATCAGCTTGTTCTTTTGCATCTGCTTCAGCTTGAAGTTCAGTAGCTTTTGTTTCAACTGCTGACATATCAATAGAAATTTCATTCCCATTGTTGTCTTTACAAACAAAAGTTCCTTTATCTTCATTTATATTAGTTACATTTGGATATAAATTATAAATTGCATCATGTTTCATTATGCTAATACCTCCATTACTGTGATTGAACTTACTGCAACATCATCTGCGGCTGATGAACCTCCACTAGATTGTTGTCTATTAATGTAAGTTGTTTGACCACCATCACTACCATTATTACAAATATAAATTGCGTATGTTTGTTGTGAAGTGCTATTTGGTGAATGTAAGAAATTATATGTTTGAAATATCATTCCAGTTACACCATTTTGATAATAGTCAGAAGTTACTCTAGAATTTGAACCATTTGCATCTCCAATAAAGGTTGAACTAGAACCATTAATGAATAATCTTGAATAGTGTCTATTTGTTCCACTCATACTATAACTAGGCATAACTAAAACTTTTGATGAGGTTGCTGAGGGTGTAATTTGAACAGATAATCCAGTTACAGCAGTAAAACCAGTACCACTAACTCCATTTGTTGTACTAAAAATATCACTTTTAACTGTTTGTACTACTTGTCCTATTTTTCCACCACCAGCTGCTGCAAAAGTTCCATCTCCTCTTAAAAATGTAGATGAATTTGCTGTACCAGAACCAAGTCTAGCACTAGCAATAGTTCCTGCTGTAATTTTACTTGCGTTTAAATCTGGAATTCTTGCATCTGCAAGAGTTCCACTTGTTATTGTAGATGATGCTAAACCATCTGCAATTGTTAATGTTTGACCAGAGGGAATAGTTATAGAAGAACCTGTGCTTCCCTCAATCTGGTCAACTTTTATTTTACTAGCCATATTGATTTCTCCTTTATATTATAGTTAGTGAACCTGAACCTCCGATAGTCCAAGTTATGTTGTTTGCTACAGTAATATCTCCTGCTAAAAATGAATTTTTTGTAGAAGATAGGGTTGTAGTTGTGTTTGAAGATATTGTGTTATAATTAGAAAACACATTACCTTGTGTTGTTATCTCCGATGCTTGTATCGTAGAAAATTCTAAAGCATTACCACCGGTATTTACTACTAGAGCCTGTCCTGCACTGCCAATTGAACCTAAACCAGTTCCTCCTCTTGCAGTTGCTAAAACACCTGATGTTATATTAGAAGCATTTATAGATGCAACATTAAAAGTTCCGTAGGCGACTATTGAAATTATATCAGAAGCGGTTGCACCGGCAGCCAACACCACCGAAGTTCCGCTAGTAACTGTAACATCTGTTCCATTTACTAACTTTGCTCCATTTAAATAAACATCTATAAATCCTGCATCGTAGGATAGGGTGTCGCCGTTATCGTCCGCTCCGGTAAAAGTTGTTTGTCCACCGGAAGCGGTATATTTAAATCTTGCCGCCGTTCCATTTACAGAAGAACCTGCTGCCGCCCAACCTGAAGATTTATACACCTTTAATTCGTTTGCTGTGGTGTCAAAATAAAGATCTCCAATATTTAAACTTGTAGTAGGTGCAGAAGAAGCAATTCTATAAACTTCCGCAAAATTATTTACCGAAGCTAAATTATTAGCAACAGTTGTTACATTAGCAGAATTTGAAGCTAAAGAATTTAAACCGGATATAGCAGCCAAAGTATTCATATCGGAAACAGTTTGTGTTGTTCCCAAAGTATTCATATCCGATACAGCGTCCGCCGTTCCAAGTAATCCTATTTCAGTTGCTTTTGATGCAACAGTTGTTACTTCCGTTGCTTTTGGTACTAATCTATGAAAAGCGTAAGTATGATTTGTTGTTGTTGATTCAACTAATATACCAAAACCTG